CACGTTAGAGAGCATCTGGCGTTCATTTTCCGCAAGCAGGTCGAAGACGAACTGGGCACCGAACTGCCACCGATGGGACAGCCACTACCGAAGGATGTCGAGAAGAGGCTGAGCAGTCTGATTGCCGACGCGGCAGACCAGCTAATGGGCAAAAAGCAGCAGCAGGCGGCAGCACAGCAGGCGGCACAACGTCAGCAGGACCCGATTGTACAGATGAAGCAGCAGGAGCTTCAGATCCGTCAGGCCGAGGTCCAGCGCAAGGCTCAAGCAGATCAGGCAAAGCAGATGCTGGATCAACAAAAGCTCATGCTGCTTGGAGAGAAACAGGCTGCGGATCAACAGATCGACGTTGCCGAGCTACAGCTTGAAGCTCAGAAGGTCGCCCTACAGGCTGACTCTGAGGAAAAGATGCGCCAAGCTAAAGAAGAATCGGAAGGGGTGAAGTTGCTTTTGGACATAGCAAAGGAAGAGCAAAGTGAGTGATGACGTTTTATCGTTGCTCAAAAAAAAACTGAGAGACCAGATGAACGATCTAGCCGATCATCTAGCGGTAGGTGCAGCAAAAGACATTGAGGAGTACCGCAAGATTACGGGCATGATCGAAGGACTCGCTTGGGCAGAACGCGAAATCATTGATTTGCAACAAAGACTACAGGAGTTGTAATGCCTGCAAAGAAATCAAAGTCTCGCGTCAATGAGGCTGGTAACTACACCAAGCCTACGATGAGAAAGCGTTTGTTCAACAAGATCAAGGCTGGCAGCAAGGGTGGGAAGCCGGGCCAGTGGTCGGCCCGAAAGGCGCAAATGCTTGCTAAGGAGTACAAGGCCAAAGGCGGCGGGTACAAGAAATAATGGCACTCAAGAAAAGCCAGAAAAGCTTAAAAAAGTGGACTAAACAGAAGTGGCGCACCCCTTCTGGTAAAAAGTCCTCTGAAACGGGTGAGGTCTACGCCCCCGAAGCAAAAATCAAAAAGTTGAAGTCAACTGCGGCAGGCAGAAAAAAGCTTGCTGCTGCAAACAAAAAGAAACGAGCGGCTACGAAGGCAGGAAAGCAGCATGCTCGTCACGGTCTACATAAGAAGGGTGGCCGCAAGAAAAAGAAGTAACTAGCAGGACGCAACGCTCATTCGGAGCGCAACAATCAACCGAGAGATGGAATGACTACTGTCGCAGTAGAGGTATCAGACGATCAGGTAGTACAAGTGCAGGCACTGGCCGAAGAGGGAGATGAAAAAAATTTTGCTTCCCAGCTGCCAGAACCAAAAGGTTATAAACTTCTGATTGCCCTTCCTGAAATCGAAGAGAAGACGGAAGGCGGCATCATCAAGTCTGCACAGACCCAACACGAAGAAAGCATCTCCACCATTGTTGGCTGGGTGATGTCCATGGGTCCAGACGCTTACGCGAACTTCTCGCGTTTCCCCAGCGGGCCATACTGTCAAGTTGGCGACTGGGTGCTATTCAGAGCATTCAGTGGCACAAGAATCAAGATTCATGGCAAAGAATTTCGACTCATCAACGATGACACTGTAGAAGCGGTCGTAGAGGACCCTAGAGGCGTGGAAAGGGCTTAACATGAGTGATGAAACCGGCAGGGCCAGTAACGAAGACAGGTTCTTGGGTGTGAAGACCACCATTGAGGCACCCACCCCTGAAAACGCAGACGGCGTCCAAGACGATTTGGACATTGAAGTTGTTGACGACCGTCCAGAAGAGGATCGTCGCCCGCCTGCTAGTGCTTCAGACAGCGAGCCAGAAGAGGATGACGTTGCGACTGACGCAGAAATTGCTCAGTACGGCAAACGAGCCCACAAAAGAATCAAAAAGCTTAAGTGGGAGTACCACGAAGAACGTCGCGCCAAAGAAAGACAAAAAAGGCTCGCCGACGAGGCTGTGACCTATAGCAAAACACTGCAAACAGAAAACCAACGCTTGCTCAAGCTCGTTCAGGACTCACAAGCCGCGTTGAATGAACACAGCCAGTGGGGTGCTGCTAACGCCTTACAGATGGCGGAGGCCCAGTTCAAGGCTGCTCATGAGTCTGGCGACTCAGAGCAGATCGCAGCGGCCCAGAAGGCCCTTACAGAGGCTCAGTTGCGTGAAGCGTCGTCGGGCCGTGTCTCTGAGACGGTGGTAGAGAACTGGAGGCAGGAAGTGATGCGCCAAGACCGAGAGGCTAGGGCGCAACAGGCTCAGCAACCAGTACAAGAGCCACAGGCTGACCCGCAGGCAGTTGAGTGGTCACAGGACAATCCTTGGTTTGGTAGTGACAAGGAAATGACAAGTTTCGCATACGGTGTTCATGAGAAATTGGTAGGCGAAGACGGTATTGACCCGAACACTCAGGAATACTATCAATTAATAGACAAACGTATGAGGGAAGTATTTCCCAATTACTTCGGAACCGACGAGTCGGGCTCTCAGGGGCAAGTAGTTGTCGATTCTGCACCTCGCCGCAGGGCGAGTCCCGTGGTAGCACCCGCCACTAGAAATAGTGGGGCGGCACCACGCAAGGTCACATTGACTCAGACACAAGTTGCTCTCGCGAAGCGGCTGGGCCTCACACCCCAGCAGTATGCAACACAGCTAATCAAAGAAGGATCTATCTAATGGCTGACGAACGCGCTCCACGGGAACCAAGAGAACTCGACAACCGCGAACAAGAGGTTCGAGACAAACCTTGGGAGCCCGCATCAATTTTGCCTGACCCCACCCCACAAGATGGATGGGTTTTTCGCTGGATCAGAACTTCCATGATTGGCACTCTCGACAACATGAATGTGTCGAAGCGCTTTCGGGAAGGTTGGGAGCCAGTGAGGGCCGAGGATCACCCTGAACTTCAGATCATGAGTGATCACAAGTCTGAGTGGGCTCAGAAGGGCGGAATTGAGGTAGGTGGACTGCTACTCTGCAAAGCACCGCAAGAGTTTGTGGATAAAAGGCGGGCTTATTACAAGAGCCACGCTGAGTCTCAGATGGCAGCAGTTGATAACAACTACATGCGTGAGAACGATCCTCGGATGCCGGTTCTTGCGCCAGACCGAAAAACTCGCGTAGCGTTTGGTGGCGGAAGCCGCTAGGCGTTACACACTCACTTAGGAAACACTGACATGGCAGCTTCAGCCTCACCTTATGGTGCGCGGCCAATCGGTACTCTTAGTGGTTCGGGTTCGTGGACCGGCAAAGTCCGCCACCTCCCGATCGCTAGTGGGTACGGCACGGGCATCTTTAATGGTGATTTCGTGAAGATCGTTGCGGACGGTGACATTGAGAAGGATACTGGCACCACCGCGCTGACGACTTGCGGAATCTTTGTGGGTTGTTCGTATACGCCGAGCACGACCAATCAGAAGACCTTTAATACGCAGTGGCCTGCGTCTACGGTCGCTTCTGATGCGATGGCTTACGTTATCGACGACCCGTTCGTTGTATTCCAGATGCAGGGCGATGAAGCCCTGAACACCACAGACCGTGGCCTTAACGCGGCTGTTGTTCAGACGGCTGGTAGCACGTCGATTGGTAAGTCCAAGAATGCTTTGGACGCCTCGACGCCCGCGACCACGAACACGCTTCCGCTCCGCATTCTCGACTTTGTGGACGGCCCAGACAGCCTTGCTCCGGTCGGCACGACCGCGAGTGATGCGTTCCCCGACGTTATTGTGAAGTTCAACGCAGCGTCGAGCGGGTCAGCCTCCAACCACCAGTACCTCAACGCCACTGGCTTGTAAGGAGACTGACTAATGGCTATTTCACGCGCACAACTTCTCAAGGAACTTCTTCCGGGGCTTAACGCTCTCTTCGGAATGGAGTATGCCCGTTACGATGACGAGCATACTTCTATCTACGAGACGGAAAACTCCAGCCGTTCCTTCGAGGAAGAAGTGAAGCTTTCGGGCTTCGACGCAGCCCCCGTCAAGGATGAGGGATCTGCGATTTCCTACGACGCTGCACAGGAGAGCTTCACGGCTCGCTACAACCATGAGACCATCGCCATGGGCTTCGCCATTACGGAAGAAGCCATGGAGGACAATCTCTATGACTCCCTGTCGGCTCGTTACACCAAAGCCTTGGCTCGTGCCATGGCTCACACCAAGCAGGTTAAGGCTGTTGTTCCGCTGAACAACGGATTTACTGCTGCCTACCAGAGTGGCGATGGTGTAAACCTCTTCACGGCGTCTGGTGACGGCGTAACTGGTGGTGACGGTCACCCACTCGTTTCGGGTGGTAAGAACTCTAACCGTCCGGTTACGGCTGTTGACCTCAACGAGACTTCTCTTGAGGCCGCTGTGATTCAGATTGGCAAGTGGACGGACGAGCGTGGTCTGATGATCGCTGCACGGCCTCAGACGCTTGTCATTCCGCCCGACCTGCAGTTTGTTGCTGCACGGGTAATGCAGTCGGACCTCCGCCCCGGAACTGCTGACAACGACATCAACGCTGTGCGTTCGATGGGTGTTGTCCCCGGCGGAACCGTTGTGAACCACTATCTCACCGATACGGACGCATGGTTCCTGCTGACGGATGTTCCGAACGGCATGAAGCACTTCAATCGTGTTGCACTTGAGACGAGCATGGACGGTGACTTTGACACCGGAAACGTTCGCTACAAGGCTCGCGAGCGGTACAGCTTCGGCGTCTCCGATCCCCTCGGGATCTGGGGCTCGCCCGGAGCGTAAGTAGTTGGGGGTGGGAACGATGATCGCATCAGACTGTCGTTCCTGCCCCCTTCTTAATTGTCTTTTTCCTGACTGTCGGAAACGGCAGACACTAGCCAAGACAGGAGAACGTAATGGCTAATACCACTTTTAGTGGTGCGGTACGGTCCGAAAACGGCTTCAAGGTCGTTTCCAAGGATGGCACGACGGGCACGGTTACTACATCCTTTACCCTAGATGGGTCGGGTATGCAGGTTGCACCTGTAACCCTTTCAGATGCGGACACTAGTCTGACTGCGGCCACCCACGGTGGCAGGGTTGTAGTTGTTCCGGCGATCACAGCTGACCGCACACTGACGCTCCCCAGCCCAGCTGAGGGTGTGTCGTTCAAGATCATTTACGGTGGAGCAGCAGAAGAAACCGAGAACCTGATCATCGACACTGGTTCCGACACCAACTACTTCATCGGCGGAGTTATCCATCTGGACTCTAACGCAGACAACGTGTCTGTGTACGCAGATGGCAACTCCAACTCAATCCTGACCCTCACGGACTTTGGTCTCATGGAGATCAATATCGTGGCAAAGGATTCCACGAACTGGATCATTTGGGGTCAGACCGAAGGCGCAGACGCACCTGCGTTTACGGATCAGTCGTAATCAACAAGAGAGGGTCACCCATTCGTTTGGATGGGTGGCCCGATCTTCTGCCATGGGTAGGGTGGAACCCCTTGTTCCCATAAGGAGATTTAGATGGCCGACGCAGTAACCTCGCAGACTCTGCAAGATGGCGACAAATCTGTCGTCATGAAGTTCACCAATATTTCTGACGGGTCAGGCGAATCCGCCGTCAAGAAGGTGGACGTTTCCGCTCTCGCTACCCAGTCGGGTACTGGTGCCACCTGCACCGGGGTATCCATTCAGCAAATCTGGTACGATTGCAGCGGAATGACCGTAGACCTTTTGTGGGACGCAAGTACAGACGTAGTCGCTTGGACGCTTAGCGGCTATGGCTTTTTTGACTTTAGGTCCTGCGGCCCAATCATCAACAACTCGGGAAGTGGTAAAACAGGAGACATTATGTTTACCACTACGGGCCACTCAAGTGGTGACCGTTATTCAATCCTGTTGAAGATGGGCAAGAGCTACGAATAATGCCTTTCAAAAGCGATAAGCAACGAAGGTATTTGTACGCTAACAAACCAGAGGTCGCAGAGAAGTTTGCTAAGGACTCCATGGCTTCCGGAGGCTTGTTAACAAAAGCCATTCGGAACATGGTGAAAACGCCAGACCTCGCAAGGCTCAGAAGTGGCGGTATGGTCAAAACCGGCTCCAAGACGCCGGGTGCTTGTATGGACTCGCAAACTAGGTCTCTTCAAAAATTTAGGGATAGCTAAATGGCAAAGAAGACAAAGAAGTTGACCAAAAGGCAGGAAGCTACGCTTGCGAGGCATAAACAGCACCACACCGCAAAGCACATGGCAGAAATGCGTAGGCTTATGAGGGCTGGCGATACATTCACCGCTGCTCATAAAAAGGCCATGAAAAAGGTTGGGCGGTAATGGCTACGTCGGGCACAGCGACTTTCAACCTAGAGATCTCAGAGGTTATTGAGGAAGCGTTTGAAAGGTGTGGGCTGCAAAGCAAGACGGGCTACGACATAGAGACTGCACGTCGGTCGTTGAACCTTCTTAGCCTCGAATGGGCTAACCGTGGTCTTAATTTCTGGTGCGTGGAGGAGGGAACCGCGAGCACCGTCGCCAGCACATCTACCATCACACTCCCAGCGGACACGGTAGACCTTATTGAGTACTGGATCCGAGATGGCACGGGCACGTCTCAGAATGACTTGCCTCTGTCGCGATTTAGTGTGTCCCAGTACTCCACGATACCCAACAAGAAGACTGAAGGCCGTCCGGTAAACATCTACATAGACAAGAGGCGTGATGCGCCTGTTGCCTATTTGTGGCCGACACCGGACAAGGTCTACACGTTTGCGTATCAACGCATCAGGCGTATCGAAGACACTGGATCTGTGGGATCCACCAACCCAGACGTACCCGCAAGGTTTCTACCTGCGCTTGTGTCAGGCTTGGCATTCAGGATCTCGCAAAAGTACCCAGAGTCATTTGCTCGTTCTGCGGAACTCAAACAAGAGTATGAGTTTCAGTGGGACCTAGCCCAGCAAGAAGACCGCGACAGAGCCTCCGTACACTTTATACCCGGAGGTTACTAGTGGCACGGTTTGCTAATGGGAAGTATGCCTTTGGCTTCTGTGATCGCACCGGCTTCAGATACAAACTGAAGGACTTGGTGCCTCAAGTGAGAGCGGGTCGTATGACCGGCTTAATGGTCGGGCGCGACATGCTTGACGAGGACCAGCCTCAGAACTTCTTAGGCAGACTAGGCGACTACACAGACCCACAGGCATTAAGGGATCCTAGACCCGATATTTCGCAGGACACCAGCCGGAAAATGTTTGCTTTTGACCCTGTCGGCGGTGGAGACGGGGGCGGATCCGGAAACCTTGTCGCACATGGCAGGACTGGAAAGGTCACAGTGACGACATGAACTACAGCGAACTGACCGACGCGATCAAGGACTACGCGAATAACACAGAAACCGCGTTTGTTGCCGCGATCCCTACCTTTATCAAGCAAGCTGAACAGCGCATCTATCGCTCAGTAAACTTGCCGGTAAACCGCAAGAACGTTTCGGGAAACATGACAGACGGCAATGCATACCTAGCAACGCCTACTGACTTTTTGTTTCCCTTTTCTCTGTCGATTACGAGTAGCAGCAATCAATCATTTCTGCTAAACAAAGACGCGAACTTTATACGGTCTACATATCCCAACGCGAGTACCAAAGGCACACCTAAGTACTACGGTGTTTTTGACTCGGACACGTTTATCATTGGCCCGACACCGGACGCCAACTACACGACAGAACTGCATTACTACTACCAACCAAGCTCCATTGTCACCTCTACGACATCGTGGCTGGGGGACAACGCAGACACTGTACT